ATTTCAGATTTACCCAAAGACCACCCCGCTCGGAGCATTATTGAAAAAAGAAAACTACCACTTAAATGTCTCAACGACCTATATCTGTGCGAGTCATTTTATAAATTTACGAATTNATTAATACCGAATAAATTTCCATCATTAGATGGGGATCACCCAAGGTTATTAATTCCGTTTCGTGATAAAGATGGTGAAGTGTTTGCGTATCAGGGTAGAGCGTTTGGTGATGAAACACCTAAGTATATCACAATCAAACTAGATAGTGATGCAGATAAAATATTTGGTTTAGACAAAGTAGATATGAAAAAGAAAATCTATGTTGTCGAAGGCCCGATAGATAGTTTGTTCTTAGATAATTGCATTGCAGTTGCTGGAGCAGACTTTAATAATGTTCAAGGTGATTTAACAGTTATCTATGATAACGAGCCAAGAAACAAGGAGATAGTTAAACAAATAGAAAAGACTATCAATCAAGGTCGGAGCATTGTTTTGTGGCCTGATGCCTTAAAAGAAAAAGATATTAATGATATGATTTTGTCAGGATATACAAAATCAGAAATACAAAAGATTATAGAAGACAATACCTTTGAAGGTGTTGCTGCTAAATTGAGATTTACAGGATGGAAAAAAATAAATGAAAGAAGCATTTCAAAAACAATATGATGAGAAATCAGCACCTTGGAATTATGATGGGTTTGATAAAGACATACAGAATTTTTTAGAAAAGAATAAAGTTTTTTCTGTATGGAATTATTCTGAACTTGATAAAGACTTTGATGAAGTTTTTAAAAAGTTAAACCCACGTTCTACTGTTGTTGACCTTGGTTGTGGTAACGGAGCGCAAGCATATCATATACAAAAAATGGGTTTTGATGTAACAGGAACAGATGTAGTAAATGCACTAGAATATGAATTAAATAATTTTATTTTAGATAATGCACTACAAAGTAAATTGACAAAGAAATATGATGTTATTATAGACAGGGGGTTAATACACAACTTATTCCATTTAAAAGAAACACGACACAAGTATTTTGAAATGATAGGCAATATAACACATGACGATAGTTATATTATTTTAAAAGTACTAAGTCCGTATGAAGCTAGATTTAATCCGTCTACTCACTCTGGGCCATATCGTTTTAATGAAAAACAACTGGAGGCATTTTACTCTGGTTTTAATTTTAAGTGTGTAGAACTTAGAGACACACTTTTTTACACAAATTTGCAACCACACCTAAGAGGATACTTGGGGATATATAAAAAGGAGTTATAATTAAAATGGAATCTGCTGAAATCGTATACCTCGACTCGGAAGAAAAATATTTAAACATCAGCATAGAAAGAACAAAAGATAATAATATATCAGAACAAGCAAAAAAATTATTAAAAGATTATTACCAATTAGAAGATGAGGTATCCCCACAGCAGGCATACGCAAGAGCTGCAGTTGCATATTGTTACGGAGATTATGAGTTAGCACAAAGAATATATAATTATGCTAGTGATGGATGGTTTATGTTTGCATCACCAGTGTTATCTAATGCACCACTTCCTAATGTAAAAACAAAAGCACTTCCCATCTCTTGTTTTTTAACCTATGTTCCTGATACATTAGAAGGTCTTATTGACCACTCAGCTGAACTGCGATGGTTATCAGTTAAGGGTGGTGGTGTCGGTGGACACTGGAGCGATATTCGTGCGGTATCAGATAAAGCGCCAGGCCCAATGCCATTCATACATACGGTAGACGCTGATATGACGGCTTATCGTCAAGGTAAGACTCGTAAGGGGTCGTATGCTGCATACATGGATATATCACACCCCGATATTATTGAATTTTTAAATATGCGTATCCCTACAGGAGATGTCAATAGAAAAAACTTAAATTTGCACCATGCGGTTAATATCACTGATGCATTTATGCGAGCAGTTGAACGAAATGAAATGTGGGATTTAATTGACCCTCATGACCAAACTGTGCGAGATAGTGTTAAAGCCAGAAAGTTATGGGAAACAGTATTAGAAACTCGTTATCGCACAGGCGAACCCTATCTAAATTTTATTGATACTGTTAATCGTGCATTACCACAAACTATGAAGGACAAAGGATTAAAAATTCATGGGTCTAATCTATGCAATGAAATACATTTACCAACTGCTGATGACCGCACAGCTGTATGTTGTTTGTCATCTGTTAACCTAGAAAAATATGATGAGTGGAAAGATAGTTTTATGATTGCTGACCTTATTAGATTTTTAGACAATGTACTTCAGTTCTTTATTGATAATGCTGGTGATGAAATTAGTCGGGCAAGATATTCTGCTGAACAAGAAAGGTCGCTTGGTCTTGGTGCAATGGGTTGGCATTCTTATCTACATAAACATCGTATTCCCTTTGAGTCTGAACTAGCAAAAACAAAAAATATTGAAATCTTTGATTGTATAAAATTACAAGCAGTAGCAGAGACAGAACAGTTAGCAACAGAACGTGGTGAGTGTCCAGATATGGAAGGAACTCGTAGACGTAATTCTCATTTGCTTGCGATTGCTCCTAATGCAAACAGTTCAATTATTTGTGGTACATCCCCATCTATTGAACCTAGTAAAGCAAACGCATACACTCATAGAACAAGAGCTGGTTCTCATTTAGTCAAAGACAAATACCTTGAAGAAGAATTAGAAAAGGTAGGCAGAAACGACACTAAAGCATGGACTTCTATTATTACTAATGGTGGTTCAGTTCAACATTTAAAATATTTGTCAGATGAAGTAAAAGCTGTTTTTAAAACTGCAATTGAAATTAACCAAAATGAAATTGTAATTCAGGCTGCAGACCGTCAAGAAGTTTTATGTCAAGGACAATCTCTTAACGTATTTTTTGCGTCTGGTGCTAGTCGTTTAGAATTGCATGAGGTACACTATAACGCATGGAAACTTGGTTGTAAAGGAATGTATTACTTGAGAACAGAAACATCAAATAAAGCAGAAAATGTGTCTACAAAAATAGTTCGTGATGCATTAAAAGATTACGAAACTCAAACAATGTCAATTAATCAAGAGGAGTGCGTTGCATGTCAGGGATAAGAATAGTAACTAAATCAGAATGTCCATTTTGTTCAATGGCTAAAAGTTGGTTGAAAGAGCATGGATTTGAATATGTAGAAGATTTGATTGATAACGAAGAAGAACGTCTAGCATTTTATCAGACAATCAACGGAGCAACAGAAGTTGTTGGAGAAAAACCATTTCGTAGAGTGAACTCTGTACCACAAATATTTATTGATGACAAACACATTGGTGGGTATGATGACCTGATGAAAATGAGTGATGACCTGCTAAAGAAACGCAGCGGTGGTGGACTGATGCAATTCAGTGAAACCTATAAACCATTTCATTATCCTTGGGCAGTAGAAATTACTACACGCCATGAAAAGGCACACTGGATAGAAGATGAACTTGATTTGTCTGATGATGTTTCAGATTGGAAGTCTGGTAAGGTTACAGATGTTGAAAAAGAATATGTCACAAACATTCTACGTTTGTTTACACAGTCAGATGTTGCAGTAGGTCAAAACTACTATGACCAGTTTATCCCTAAATTTAAAAACAACGAAGTGCGTAATATGCTTGGTTCTTTTGCAGCCAGAGAAGGTATTCATCAACGTGCGTATGCATTGTTAAACGAAACACTAGGACTACCAGACAGCGAGTATCATGCGTTTCTGGAATACAAAGTGATGGTTGATAAGATTGAGTTTATGCAAGAATCTGATATTAACACAATAAAGGGTTTGGGTCTTGCACTTGCAAAGTCAGTGTTTAACGAAGGCGTTGCATTGTTCGCATCATTTGTTATGCTTCTCAACTTTCAAAGATTTGGTAAAATGAAAGGTATGGGAAAAGTTGTTGAATGGTCTATTCGTGATGAATCTATGCATGTTGAAGGAAACGCAAAAGTATTTCGTCAGTTTTGTGTTGAACACCCCAAAGTAGTTGATGATGAATTTAAACAAAGTATCTATGAGATGGCTCGTATTGCAGTCAAACTAGAAGATAAGTTTGTTGACCTTGCATACAAACTAGGAAGTGTTGATGGCCTAGAAGCATCTGAAGTAAAAGCATATGTAAGATATATAACAGACAGGCGTTTGTTGCAGTTAGGTTTAAAGACTAACTTCAAGGTAAAAGAAAATCCTCTACCTTGGTTAGAGTGGGTTTTGAATGGTGCAGACCACACTAACTTTTTTGAAAATCGTGTTACAGAATATGAGGTGGCAGGATTATCAGGCAGCTGGGATGATGCATACGAAGGGGTTGCTGCGTGAAATTAATTGTGTGTAATGATTGTGATGCAGAATTTAAAGTTGCTCATGCTATGAACGAAAATTATTATAGAATTGAACATTGTGTTTTTTGTGGTGCAGAATTATCTGAAGAAAACAAAGATGAGGTTGTTCCACCAATATGGGAAGATGACGACTAAATAGGAATATAATAGTGTTGAATAAAGTATGGCGTTATTGGTGTAAAGCAATGGGAAGTAATGCTTATGATAATGATAAAAAAGATGACCATGTACACCTCACAATTAGAACCTTTTGGTTCATACTACATATTGTTACTTGTTGTGCTATTATAGCAAATGCGTGGAGACATTGGTAATGAAAACATCATCAGCGAAAGCTAAAGGTCGTAGATTCCAACAGTGGGTTCGTGACAAATTAATTGAAACATTGAACGTACATCCAGAAGATGTAGAATCTCGTAGTATGGGTGCAGGCGGTGAAGACCTTATTATGGCTAGAGCTGCAAGAGAAAAGTTTCCATATTCTATTGAATGTAAAAATCAAGAAACGCTGAATGTATGGAAATCATACGAACAAGCTGAATCCAACTCTGGAGATTATGAACCAGTAGTTTTTATAAAACGAAATAATCAAAAACCTCTAGTAGTGGTTGATGCAGAATACTTTGTTAAGTTGCATCAAATGTTACCAAAGGAATATAATAT